TTCGCTCCTGCCTCGTTATTCGCTGTCGAGTTGTGGCGACCCGAGGTCGCCATAGAAAAAAATGGTGTAAATCCAAGGACTTATAAATAAAGTTTAAATTTAGGGTTTCCTTTTTGTCGATAATATCGTACCACCTACTTCCAGCACGGAGCAGTGCCTTGGGCCTTACAAACAACGAAGAGAAATTTACAAGTCGAAACCTCAAAAGAAAATCATTTAAATACAGAGACTTAGATGTCGTTAGCAACTCAGATACTTTTACAGAAAACATACTTGGAAACCGTGTTACCGCAACGAGATCACACCTTTTAGACTTCATCAAAACTTACGAACAGAAGCTTGCCGAATACTTAGACAATCCCTTTTTGACCATCTTGACGGATGGTGTCCTTTCGAGGAATTTGAAAAACTTTAAAGCCTATGTGGTGGGGGCATGCATTTGTCTTCACTACGGCTTCCCTGCCAAACGATTTATCGAAGTTCAATTTTACTATCACGACATTTGGAAGAAGACCGCACCGAGTGTTCAGTACGTCACATCGTTGCTTTCGGATTGGAATTCTGTTGGTCGATATCGACAATACTGCGCGACGTTTGAAAATGAGTTGGATTATTTTTCTGAAGGTGTTGATAACGTAAACGTTGCTCTCCAAGACAAACAATCTACTTCAGTCATTGAGACTCCTAGTTCTAGTCTCGTCCTCATATACGAAGAAATGATTAGCTTCCAGATGGAAGCTACCAAGTTATCAAGGAAATCTGTTTTGAAGCTCCTGGGCTATCCAGGGAAGGAGCGTATACCGTTTAGATATCTTAGGACTCTTCCTCTTTATCTAGAGCTGATAGCTGAAGATGCGTGGGGAGAATCCGTTAAGGAACTTAGTTCTTATCAAAAATTGAAAGCCGAAATAGAAAATACAAAACATGCATGATGAATTTATAGGCGACATAAACGTTGAATTCGATTTAGATTTTCAGACCGCTATATTGTCGCTGATGTATAAAGACCCTCGCTTCCTATCTTACGCAGCGGATAATTTATCCCCCAGCTACTTCACTGACAAAGATTTAGCTTGGATGTTTTCCACTTTAAGATCTCATTTCCTTGATACTCGCAGTGTTATTAATGAGCGAGCTATTAAGGATAGACTTAGAGTAGATATAAGAAATGGGAGGTTAGATTCAGAGCGATTAAAATATGTCCGACAAGTTTTTATAAACATACAGGACGATGCTCTTACCGATGCTGGATACATTGAAGATAGAGTTGTTCTTTTCGTAAAGAAGAACTTAATGCAGGAGGCTTTCCTTGCAGCGACTGCTGCATATCAGAAGGGAGATTATGGTGCCATCTCCAATGTCTTCGCTGAGGCTTACACGAAAGCTGATATTTTATTCAAAGCTGGCCAATCTTATCCTGACATTGAGGATTTTCAAGAGCGTGTAAAGCGTCGTAATGTGGTTAGGAATGTAATACCTACAGGCATTATGGATTTGGACAACTACCTTCGCGGTGGTGGTCTTGGCGAGAAAGAGATGGGTGTTATTCTCGCTCCCACTAATCGTGGCAAGTCGATGATGCTCAAGCACATTGCTGAGTTCAACATGCTTCGTGGTCTTAACGGTTTAATCTTTACTCTAGAGATGAGTGAGGACCGTTACTTAGATCGATTCGACATGAGTCTTTCTCGTCTTACGACTAATGAGATGTTGCAGCATCCTGATGTAGTTGAGAAGAAGTTAAAAGAGATAGCTTCTAACCCGGCTTATGGGAAGGTTTACGTGAAGGAGTATCCTACTCAGTCAGTTACTGTGGACAACCTAAGGTCTTGTGCTGAGAACTTAAGGCGTAATGGCTTCTTTGCGGACTTTATAGTGGTAGACTATGCAGACCTACTACAGTCCACAGCGAAGTACACAGAGAAGCGTCACGAGCACTCTCACATCTATGAGACGCTACGAGGGTGGGCTGTAGAGGAGGAGCTTCCCATATGGACTGCTACGCAAGCTAACAGAGCATCGTTGAGTAAGACTCAGGTTACGGTAGCTGACATCAGTGAGGACTTTGGGAAGGCTATGATTGCAGATGTCATCATAGGGTTATCTCAGAATAAGAAGGAGAAAGACAATCGAGAGATGCGTTTGTTTGTAGCTAAGAACCGTGACGGCACATCAGGGATGGAGGTTACGGTGCGTACAGACTTTGCTCATGGAAGATTTTATGACGGACCTTGACAAAGGAGTTTCGTTGTAGTACATATATGTATACAGTATCTTATTATTAAGAGTATATAAATATGTTACATAATATTAATATTAATCAGTTTACATCTGATTTTTTAGAGTGTGAACTTTATAGGTTGTTTGATTTGTTTGTTCCTCATGAACGGTTGCCGCGTGTCTCAGTATCTGTAGAGCCATCCAGTGGGGATGGTATGGCAGCCAAGGCTATGTTTAATCCCAACAGCATTGTTTTATATGAGGATTATCATGCAGCCTATCCCGATGAGTATAAGCTCACCTTACTTCATGAGGCTGGGCATTTTGTTTATTCCAGGGACCATAGTAATTTTGATATTTATTATGAGTTTTTAAATTTGAGGCAACGATTCATTGTTGAGAAAATAATACCTGATTCATATGAAGAATTTTTATATTGCAGTTCAATTTCTTTAGGTACTTATACTTATGTGTGTAGTGGTTGTAGGAAAAGGGTAACTTCTCATTCTTCCATGGGTACTGAGTGTTCTCTTTGTGAGAAGAACATGCTTTTGGTTGGTGGGTTATGATGGTATTTCTTTTTTACGATGACAGATAATGAGATAGACTTAATATACAGAGTTTCAAGGCACCCCTTATGGGTGTGGGTGCCTGGTATGCTAGGGGTAGAGGTAACATCAGAGACAGTTTTCACTAGTGGTTTGAATTATGAGAGGTATGGTGGTGAGGGAGACTTTTCTAAATTCAGTCCTTCTATTTATGACTCTTTTACGGTTTACTTAATTTGGGAAGGTATAAAGAATTTTAATGTGGATGGGTATTCTTTGGTTAGATCTTATGAATCTAATGTTTATAAAGCTGGTTTCAAGAAGGGAGATAGCAAGTCTATATTACTATACTCGTCTGCATCTGAAGGTATCTTAGCTATTAGAATGTGGATTTGGTTTGCTTCTAAACATATTCGTGGATGACAAAACATATAATATTATTATACTCCTCTCCTTTTTAGATTTAGAAGGTTAGTTCAATGTCAAAATTCAGTGGTGCAGGGCGGTGGCCCGATCTTATAAAGGGGTGTGTTAAGTGCAGCGTCTCTAAGTATTCTTCTTCTTATGGACGCAGAGGACTATGTGTCCGCTGTAATCATACCGAGACGTTAGCCGAGCGTATTCATTCTTGGCCTATTATACGGCGAGATAAACAAAATTATATTGATGCAGCTTCAAAGTATACTAAGGATAATTACTGGCGGCGTAAGAAGGTTGAGGTTATATATCAGATAGTCAGTCAGATTGGAGCTACAGAGGCTTCTGAAAGGTTAGAGGTCTCAAAGAAAGATATAAAGAATTGGATGAACGGGGTTGTCATCCCCTCTGAATTTTCGGAGAGAGTAAAAAAATTGAGAGATGAAATATACGACCTTACAGTAAAGGCTAAATCAGAGTGTAGAGAGGAAGAGTTCTTTAATCATCACCTCCCTGAAGTTAGGATATTTGAAGGCAAATGCATTTAAGTAGAAAAGAGTTTCTCTCAAAGTTTGATTTTGAGGGATATGTAGTGTCTCGTTTCTCTCCCTTATTGGAGACAAGTGACACTGATAGGGTACGTGTGTTGTGTCCTATGTGTGGTGACACTACGGGTCACCTTTATATTCTCTTGTCAGCTGGTCTTCCTTACTGTCAGCGATGTAAGTACGACCCTAAATCTCCAGTTCGTTTTATTGCGGACGTAGAGGGAATAAGTTTTTCTGATGTATTCAAGATGTGTGGAGATTCACTGTCTCACCTAGATGTTTCTGTAGAGGAAGCTGTAGAAAGCTTATTTAAGGAAGAAGAGGAAGAGGAATTTGAGTATGAGGTGGTGGAGATGGATAACACCTTTGTTCCTGTTCTTGAGCGTGTGAATATTCCTTCTATAGATAAGGTACTTGCTAAGGCGTGTGAGTATTTAGAGGCACGAGGGTTGCGTACAGACCAGATTAAAAAGTATGATATAAGGTATTGTTATGACGGTAAGTACTCAGGAAGAATCATAATCCCATGTTTTTACGACGGAGATTTTGTTACATTTGTTGCTAGGGATATTTTTAACGTTAGCAGTAGAAAGTATTTGAACCCTTTGGGGAATAAACAATCAGATTTTTTATTCAATTTAGATAGTATTAATTCAGACAATGTTGTTTTGACGGAAGGTGTGTTTGACGCGATTAGCGCATCGTTAGTTTTTCCAGCAGTTGCGTCTTTTGGTAAGTCTTTATCGAAGAGGCAGCTCAATATTTTGAATAGTTTTAAGACTGTTATGTTTTACTGGGATAAAGATGCATACCCTCAAGCTGAGAGGTATGCTGATTCATTACAAAGTGATTGTTCTGTTGTACTGCATTCTGATGGTAAGGATGCGGGCTCTAGAAGTTATGAAGAAAACAAGAATCTAATGGGTTCTGCGGTTAAATTTAATTCTGTAGATTATTCGATGTTTAAGTTGTTAAATTTGAATAGTTGACCTTCCGTGTACCGTTTTGGTAGTAGGTCGGTCACCCCATTGTACGCTTAGGAGGCGACATGCGTTTAAAAAAAAGTAGCGATAAAAGTACTAGAAAAGTAAAAATTCAGATTTATGTATCTCCTGTAGATTATGAATGGCTTCTACTTGATGGTGAGAACTGTGGCATCACGGTGTCGGAGTTAGTACGCAGTCTGATTAGAAAGCACTATGATGAGAAGTTGGATCGTGTTTAATGCAACCCGATTGTTTTGGTCGTGAGTATTATGACGGGGGCGGGGGTGAGTGCCCTTATCATGAATGTCTATTGCGTTATGAGTGTAAGCAGGTTTTCCTTACTGCTGAGGGGTTACTTAAGTTAAATAAAGCTAAAGAAGAGGTAGTCTCTCCGTATAAGAAGGTTCCTCCGCAGCGTATTGCTAAAAAACGTGCGGGGTATGTGAAGCCGGGACGCCTTTTATATAAAGACGAAGGAACACTCAGAGATAAATTAATATTTTATGTGCGAGACTACTTAGAGTCATCGGGTTATACGACTAAATCTACCAAGTGCCTTCATTCGTTTGTGGGTGATGACGGGAAGTTTATTTTAAAAGTTGATACTAGGCGTAAGAATTCCATCCTTCTTTACGTAACAGATGAGCTTTCAGACCTTTTGATGGAGGAAGGTTTCAGGTGCCGCGCATTGTTTGATTCTGAGAGACCTAACTTTCCTTCTTACCTATTGTGGGTGGTAACGTTACGTGGTGAAGGGGATGTACAGAGATTTCAAGAGGCGTTTGAAGAGTTACGGGGGAAGTTAAATGATTCTTAATGATTTTAAGTGTACTGCTTGTGAGGTAGTGTCAGAACATCGATATAATTATAAAGACCAAGATATTTTGGTGTGCCCTGAGTGTGGGGATAATGACCTTAAGCTTCTGTTGAGCACGCCGGTTATTTCTAAGTTGAATACAAAACAGCGAGTAGAAGATGCGCTTAAGAAAAGAACAGTCCAAGACCACAAAAAACATAAAGCGAAGCGTCTCGAAAGACAAAAAGCGAAGCACTCGAAACTCTTCGACCTCTAAGCCTAAGAGTAGAGAGCAAGTACTGGCTAAAGTATTGTCTGAGGTAGATGTCGAGGCTATTTCTGCTGATGAAACTTACAAATGCGTTAATTTAGATACTGTCCCTAAATTGTTAGAAGCTTTTGAATGTTTTCTTGAAGACAATCCTTCAACAGTAGCTGTCGACACAGAGACAGAGGGGTTGAGGTGGGAGCATCGGATAATCGGTGTGTCTTTATCATGGTCTGACGAGCATAATTATTACCTGCCGTTGCGTCATGTGGGGGATGAGAAGCAATTAGATTTGGAGGACTGCGTACTCATTCTTAATGAGATTCTAGGTCACGCTGATAAGAACTACGTCTTCCATAATTATAAGTTTGATTACCATAAGCTTGTGAAGGAAGGCATCCATGTTCGCGGTGTTATACATGACACCATGCTGATGCATTATATTTTGGATGAGAACGATAGGCACGCCCTTAAACACCTAGCGACTAAGTTCATTGATCCTAAGGCTAGTTATTATGAAAAGATTATTGCTGATATCCGCAGGCGTTTAGCTAGGGGATTGAAGATTAAGTTAGCTGACTTCGGCTTTGAGCATATCCCTGTGAGCATCATGGTGCAGTATGCATGTCGGGATACCCTTTATACTTTAAAATTGTTTGAGCGTTTTAAGAATGAGATCTACAGCGATGAGACTCAAGCTAAAGTATATGAGCGGGAACTAGAAGTTCTTCCTGTGTTGTGTGCAATGGAAGAAGAAGGTGTTTATATAGACCAAGATTTATTAATGGATAAATCTAAATTTCTGAATAAGGAAATAGACGACCTCCATTCTCAAGTAATAGAAATGGCTAGGTGTGACTTCGATTTAAATAGTCCTAGTCAGCTTTCTAAAGTTCTACAGAATAAAGGGATTCATACAAATCAGTATACTCCCAAAGGTAAGATGTCTACTGACAGGAAAGCTTTGAAAGGTATATCTCGGAGTTTTCCTTTCGTAGCTAAACTATTAGAATATCGAGATAGGTATAAAAATAAGAATACCTATACTGATCCCTTACGTGAGTACTGTGATGCTGGGAGTCGAATTCACTGTAGTTACAGTCAGGCAGTTGCTGTAACTGGCAGGCTAACGTGTCGCAGTCCAAGTCTCCAGGTTATCCCGCGCTCAACAGGAATCAGAGAGGCATTTGTACCCCCCTCTGATGATTTTTTGATTGTTCCTATCGATCTTAGTCAAATTGAGTTGCGATTGACGGCGCACTATAGTAAAGACCCTATTCTTATGCATGCGTATACGTATGATGAGGACATACACTCACGTACCGCTGCGGAAATTTTCGCCGTCGACATAGAAGACGTCACAAAAGATCAACGGACTATTGCAAAACCTGTTAACTTCGGTATCATTTACGGGATTGGGCCAACGAAGTTAGCTGAGACGTTGGACATAAATGTGGGACAGGCCCAACATTATATTGATATGTATTTGACTCGTTATGTGGGCGTTGCGTCCTTTATTAAGAAGTACCAATCATTAGCGAAGAAGAACGGTTATGTACGTAACTACTTTGGTAGGGTTAGGCACCTTGATTTTCTCACGAACACAGACATTGAAGGGTGGCAACGCGAGCGTGGGTATAGACAGGCAGTCAATTTTGTAATCCAAAGCTCTGCAGCCGACATGTTCAAAATCATAATGAGACGATGCCATGACCTATTAAAAGAGAAACGTTCGGCAATGGTCATGAACATTCACGATGAGATTGTCTTCTACATACATAAAGAGGAGATTGATTTACTAATTCCCATAAAACAAGCATTTGAAAATTGGCAGTTTAAAGTCCCCATTTATGCTGAAATATCCTACAGCGATATATCTTGGGGAGATAAGAAACCATTAGCTGGAGTATAAATAATGGAAGAGAAGCAGGCTGAGCACGGAATGACTATTGACGGTGCGACATTCGACCTCACGCGATTATATACAGAATTAGACCCCGTCAATGATGTCAAAATTGATCAATCTAACATTCATAATGAGTTTATGCGGCAATCAGAGTTGAGTGCTGCGTATGGCTACCTCATGGCAGAAGCTGAGAGGTGCGAGAAGCATATTGAATATCAGCTTGATAGACTTTATGCAGTTTTGGATAGGCAAGTCCGAATGGACTTTGAATCAGCAGGAGAAAAAGCAACCGAGACTAAGATTAGAAACACAGTAATTACTAACAAGGAGTACCAACAAATAAAATTTGATTTAATCGATGCCAGAAAGAACAAGCAATTGTTCAAGGCGACTTGTGGTGCGCTCAGTCACAAATTACAAGCGTTGATAAACGCTGGGGCTGATCACCGTAAAACATTTAATGAACCGACAATCCTTAGTGGAGAAAACTAAAATGAGTAAATTTGATAATTTTGTAAGTTTAGATTTAGATAAGATGGCAGAAGACGATAATCGCTTTGGTCGTGGTAAACGCATTCAGCGTTTGAAAGTACAGGTGGGTCAACCGCGTGTGTTCCGTATATTACGTGGACCAACGGAATCGTCTTTTTATCGGATTCGTGGTCAACACTGGGGTATCCCGGTTGGTCATGGTAATAATAATCCTCCGTTAGCCTGTGCGAAGAAGCATGGTGAGGGTTTACCTTGTTATTTCTGTGAGCAGGTGAACGAGTATTTTAACTCAGGTGATCCTCGTCAAGCAGAATTAGCTCGACGCATGAAGACATCTGTAAGCGTCATTAGTAACGTTATTGACGTTAAAGATCCATTGAACGAGGACGGCACTCCTAAGGTTCTGATTTGGCAGTATTCTTGGAAATTGTTTCAAGAAGTCAGATCGTATTTTCGGGATGCGGATTACGGTGATTTGACTCATCCTGAAAGTGGTAGAAACTTTAAAATCAATGCATCTTTAGTTTCTTCGGCTGGAGATAAGGGCTGGACTCGTTACGATCTTCAAATCGGTGCAAAACCCACCGAGTTGGAGGTTCCTGAAGCGTTATCCCATCTATACGATCTTGATAATACTTTTCCGGTAAAACTTTATACCTATGAAGAGCAGCAATTGATTTGGGATGGTAGTTGGGATCCACGTAACAGTCGTCCGAGTTTGCCTTTACCCGTAGCGCCAGCGACGGCTCATCTCGAAACCAAAGAAGAGCCCCCTGATGATGATGACTTTGTAGATTCAAGTGTTACCGCGACTGCTGTTCCTAAGTACGCTAAGTCGGATGATGATGAGTTTGAGACTCAGGAGAAGGATGAGTGGGATGATATCCTCTCTGATGATTCTGATTCTGATAAACAAATCGAAATGAAGAAGAAATTGGATGCGTTGAAAAATGCAGCGAAGCGTTAAATCATGAAATTGAAATCTACTAATACTCGCAGCAACTCAAAGAAAGATAAGTCTACTCGTTCTCCAGCGTCTCCAGCGTCTGATACGGTTAGAGCTTTATCCGATCTTATGAGTAATGTTTCTAAGACTCATGGAGATGGTTCTTTAATGTTGATGGGGGATAGTCCCCATCGAAATATTGAAGTTATCTCATCGGGTTCTGTGGGAATTGATTATGTCTTCGGGATTGGTGGATATCCTCGGGGTCGGATTGTTGAAATCTATGGTCCCGAAAGCTCTGGTAAGACCACCCTGACATTGCACGCCATTGCGGAGTGTCAGCGTCAGGGTGGTACTGCCGCTTTCATTGACGCAGAGCATGCATTAGACCTTTTTTACGCTAGTAAGATTGGGATTGATACAGACAAGCTGTTGTTTAGTCAGCCAGATTATGGAGAACAAGCACTAGATATCATTGAAGATATCGTGAGAGCTAACATCGTAGATTTGATCGTGGTGGATTCTGTAGCGGCTTTAACACCAAAAGCTGAAATAGAAGGTTCCATGGAGAAAAACCATATGGGTTTGCAAGCCCGAATGATGTCTCAGGCTTTGCGTAAACTCACGGCTGTAGTGAGTAAAACTCGTACATGTCTAATGTTTATTAATCAAACCCGTCAGAAGATCGGTGTGGTGTTTGGTAACCCAGAGACAACGACAGGTGGTAATGCACTCAAGTTTTATTGCTCTATAAGAGCTTCCATTCATAGGTCTTCTTCTATCAAAGAAGGGGAAGATGTGATTGGTAATAAAGTGCGCGTGAAAGTTGTCAAAAACAAATGTGCTCCTCCGTTTAAAGAAACCTACGTAAATATCATCTTTGGTAAGGGTATCGATAAGCTAAGTGACATTATAGATATGGCCGTCGAGAAAGGATTGATTGAGAAAAGCGGTGCTTGGTTCAAGTATAA